GAATCACTATTGTTGGCGCTACAGGAACTATTACAATCAATGCAACAGCTACTCAAACAGGTTTGCTTGAATCAGGTTTTTATGTTTATGATCTTGAATTGACATCAGGTTCAAACATTTCTCGTCTAATCCAAGGTCAATTAACAGTTGCAGAGCAGGTGACAAGATAATGGCAGCTAATAAAGTCACCATCAATGAGACTAACAACACAGTTGAGATTTCAGCGCCAGGTCCTCAAGGTGCACAAGGACCAACAGGTCCTACCGGTTCTACCGGGCCAACAGGTGTAACTGGTCCAACAGGTTCTACAGGACCAGTTGGAGCAACTGGACCAACTGGACCGACTGGCGATACTGGACCGACTGGACCAACAGGATCTACCGGACCAGTTGGTGCAACTGGGCCAACAGGATCTACAGGGCCTCAAGGTGAAGTAGGACCGACAGGACCTCAGGGAATTCAAGGAGACACCGGTGCAACAGGACCGACTGGTCCAATCGGTGCAACAGGACCGACTGGTTTAACCGGTGCAACTGGATCTACAGGATCAACCGGACCTGTCGGTGCAACAGGACCTCAAGGCATTCAAGGCGTTCAAGGAATTCAAGGCGAAATCGGTGCGACTGGTCCGCAAGGTGAAACTGGTTCTACTGGACCTACTGGTCCAACTGGAGCTGATTCAATAGTTCCAGGTCCTACAGGACCAACTGGACCGGTCGGAGCGACAGGACCGACTGGACCACAAGGAGAAGCATCAACAGTTCCTGGACCTACTGGACCAACAGGTGCAACTGGACCTCAAGGAGCAACAGGACCTACCGGTGCAACTGGCGCAGAAGGACCTACCGGTGCAACTGGCGCAACAGGACCGCAAGGTAATTCAAGTAGTTTTTATGATTACAAGATCAAAACAAGTTCAACTACTGGAGATCCTGGTAATACGTATTTAATTTATAACAATGCTACGCAAACTAGTGCAACTCAAATCAATGTTGCACATGTTGATAAAGACGGAATTGATATAAATATTTTCTTGCACTTACTGCAAGATAACGATGTTCTTATTATCCAAGATATTTCTAACTCAGTTAACTATCAAAAATGGGAAGTTAACGGAAGTTTAGTAGAACAAACTGGATATGACACAATTCCAGTTATTTTGCTCGATTCTGGTGGAACTGGTACAACTAACTTTAGTAACAATCAAGAAGTAATTCTTGCAATTGTAAACGCTGGAATTGTAGGTCCAACTGGTCCTGCAGGTCCTACTGGCGCAACTGGTTCTACCGGCGCAACTGGTCCACAAGGTGCAACTGGATCTACCGGGCCGCAAGGCGAAACAGGTCCTACTGGTTCTACCGGTCCGACTGGTCCTATCGGCGCAACTGGTCCTCAAGGAGAAGTTGGAGCGACCGGTGCAACAGGCCCGATCGGTGCAACAGGTCCTCAAGGATCTACCGGAGCAACTGGTCCACAAGGAATTCAGGGCATACAAGGTATTCAAGGAATCCAAGGTGAAACCGGAGCAACAGGACCAACAGGTCCTCAAGGTCCAACAGGTCCTCAAGGAGATGTGGGACCAACCGGTCCAGTAGGAGCAACTGGTCCTCAAGGTATTCAAGGAGATGTAGGTGCAACTGGTCCTACCGGACCAATCGGAGCTACCGGTCCTGAAGGTCCAACAGGTCCGATTGGAGCAACAGGATCTACCGGTCCACAAGGAGAAGTCGGTCCTAGCGGAGCAACTGGTCCATCAGGAGCAACAGGAGCAACAGGTCCTAGCGGATCAACAGGTCCGACCGGCGCAACTGGTCCACAAGGTGGAGACAATCCAGTTGTTGACTATATTGACGGCGGTGCAAACGCTTCTGGTATTACTGGAGACGTGATCTACAATGCGGGGTTGTCTAACGCAAGTAGTTGGACTTATACAATCGACGCAGGTGCGTCAGTAACAACCTTCTAACAAAGAGAGAAAGAAGCCACTATGACAGCAAGACTCCAAAATCGCCGAGATACGGCAGCAAATTGGACATCTAATAATCCAACACTTGCGCAAGGTGAAATCGGTTATGAAACCGACACAACTAAGTTTAAGATTGGCGATGGCGCAACTGCGTGGAACTCTCTTGCTTATGCTTATGCCGCAGGAGCAACTGGTCCTGTAGGCGCAACCGGCCCTGTAGGAGCAAGTGGTCCAACAGGTGCAACTGGAGTTGTAGGACCAACCGGCGCCACTGGTCCAGCTGGTGCAACAGGTCCTCAAGGCGACATTGGTCCAACAGGCGCAACAGGTCCGCAAGGTGAAACTGGTGCAACTGGTCCAGTCGGCGCAACAGGACCAACAGGCACTACAGGTCCAACTGGCGCAACTGGTGCGAATGGAGCAACTGGTGCTGGCGGTGTTGAAGCCATCAATGCGCAAACTGGTACAACTTACACATTTGTACTTGGCGATAAAGATGATCTTGTAACAGCATCTAACGCATCTGCACAAACTTACACAATTCCGCTGAACTCATCAGTTGCATTTCCTACAGGTACTTTAATAAACTTGATCCAGATCGGAGCAGGTCAAGTAACTGTGCAAGGAACTGGCGGAGTAACATTGCTTTCGACTGGAGCAACAGCAGCGCAACCAAAAACAAGAGCACAGTATTCAGTCCTTACATTGATTAAAGCTGGGACCGATTCGTGGTATGCAACAGGAGATATTTCCTAATGCCTATTCTTGGGGTGGTAGCATCATCGATACAACTAAGTTCTTATGAAGCAATTCAAGGATTTAGAATAACGAACAGTACTACTGCAACATTTGACTTTACTGACATTCCGCAAACATATAAGCACTTACAAGTGCGTTTGTTTGGACAAGGTCTTACATCAGATGACGCAGTAATGAAGTTTAATAATGATTCTGGAACTTCATATTCATGGCATGAATTACGCGGAAATAGATCAACTGCTGGTGTTTCAGGAACTGCAAACTTGGCCAACTTCACGTATATAGGGCGAATCCCAGTACAATCAACTGGAGCTGATTATTTTGGTTTTTCCGTGTGCGATGTTCCTGACTACACACGAACAAACCGAAACAAACTGTTCTATAGCATTGAAGGCGTGGACCGTGGTAGTGGTGGTGGAGTTGTAGGTACAATGAGTGGTATTTGGTCAAACAATAATGCCATAACAAGACTTACCATCTCGCTACAAGGCGGTAATTGGTCACCTTTCAGCGAGTGCGGTCTTTATGGATTGAAGGGTAACTAACATGCCATTTCCTACATATACTTTGATAAAAGAATATACTGTTACAAGCAGCGCAGCAAGTGGATTTAACTTTCTTGATATTCCACAAACTTATCCAGATTTACGTTTACATGTATTTGCTTCACAAGGTGGGTCATTTACTATTTATCCAAACAATGACCGTACAGGTAATAAAAGTCGTACAAATCTCTACGTAAATTCATCTGCTCCAAGCGGCGCAAGTGGAGGCGCAACTGGAAACACTGGTTTATACATCGATATTGGAAACGCGTCTTACCCAGGTGTTACAACAGTTGAAATGATGAGTTATGCTCAAAGCGATAAGTTCAAAACTTTTGGGTGGCGGTGGGCATCTGGAGACAGTTCTCAAGCGGGCAACGGCTTTTGGGTTGCGAACTGGCAAAGTAAAAATAATATTACATCGCTTTATTGCGAATCTGATACAGGTGGAAATATATTAAATGTTGGTTCGACTTGGAAACTTTACGGGATAAAGAGGGCCTAGCGTGAACTTAATATCTTCTAACTTATTGACCTCGAATACAACTACAGTTTCATTTACAATACCAACTGGCTATTTTGGGTTTGAGTTGCGCATCTGTGGGAAAACAACAACTGGAAGCTACTATACTAGCCCAGTCGCAACCACTTTTAATGGCTCGACACCGACTGGCATTCAATGGCGCGCGATGCGCAACTATCCAACAGGGACATTTAGTGGGTACGCAGGCACTAGTGCCGAAGCAATAATGAACGTTCCAGGCGAGCTATCCACCACGGGAGCCGCCTATTTTAGAATGTACGGCATCAACTCAACGGGCAACAAATCATTTGAGGGGTTCAATTACCCCGAGGCTAGGGTTGATGGTGGAGATTCGTTCAATCTCGGTTGGGGTGGCGTGTTTTCGAGCTCAGCCGCAATCACATCATTCGCTATAGCACCCTCATCAGGATATGGCCAGTTTGCAAGTGGAACGCGTTTTGACCTATACGGAATCAAATAAGGAGACATAATGGAAAAGCCAAAAGTCGTTGAACTAAACTGCACTACTGGTGAAGTCATCGAAAGGGATATGACAGATGAAGAAATCGCGGAGCGCGATGCCGCTGCGGCACAAATCGCCATCGAAAGAGCCCAACAAAAAGCAGTTGAAGATGCTAGAGCAGAAGCGCGAGCCTCTGCAGAAGCAAAGTTGGCAGCGCTTGGCTTAACGACTGAAGAAATCGCAGCACTTTAATGAACAGGGTCGGGGGACCAATGAGATTTCATGTTGTATCACTACCACATACAAATACAACTAAAGACTTTACAAGCTGCGCATTCACCGAAAAGGTAAGGCGCTTCTGTATCATGATGACAGATCTTGGCCATGAAGTTATTCTTTATGCTGGATCAGAAAATGAAGCACCTGTAACAGAACTAGTAACTTGTATTTCAGAAGATGAAAGACAAGCTGCGGTCGGTAATAATCACTATACTTCAGCTTCATTTGATACAACTTTACCGCATTGGCAAATGTTTAATGGCAATGTCATTAAAGAAATGACCGATAGATTACAACCAAAAGACTTTATTTGTCTTATTGGTGGATATGCTCACAAACCGATTGCAGATGCTTTTCCAGATCATATGTCAGTAGAGTTTGGCATCGGTTATGGTGGGACTTTTGCACGATACCGAGTCTTTGAGTCTTATGCATGGATGCATTCAATCTATGCAGGTCATAAAAATCCAACCACAGTAGATGGTGGATTTTTTGATGCTGTTATAAATGGTTATCTTGAACCTAAAATGTTTCCAAAAGGATCAGGCAAAGGTGACTATTACTTCTATATTGGACGCATGATTGAGCGAAAAGGCTTTAGAATTGCTCAAGAAGTATGTGAACGATTAGGCAAAAGGTTAATTTTGGCAGGTCCAGGTGATGAAAGAGGCACCGGTTATGGCGAGTTCATAGGCAATATTGGTCCTGAAGAACGAGCAGAACTAATGGGAAATGCCATTGCTTTGTTTGCTCCTACTACCTATATTGAACCATTTGGAAATATAGTAGTAGAAGCTCAGACTTGTGGAACTCCAACAATTACAACCGATTGGGGAGCTTTTACAGAAACTAATATTCACGGAATTACTGGTTTTAGATGTAGATCTCTTGCAGACTTTATTAAAGCTGCAGAAGATGTAAAAGATCTTGACAGAGATTTTATTAGAAAGCAAGCAATAGAAAAATACTCACTTAAAGCAATTGCACCTAAGTATCAAGATTACTTTGAAAGGTTGTTGACCCTTTGGGAAGACGGCTGGTATCAACTAAGCACAGAAAAGGCAGATAAATGAGTCTATCGAATAGACTGCGTAAAGCAGGAGAAAAAAGGTCAAACAATCAGTACCTTGAACCATTTTTACCTGGCCGCGCTCTATATGCAACTCCAGCTGGAGTAGATGTAAACTCTGATACAGCAATTCGCATGTCAACTGTTTATGCTTGCGTGCGACTATTAGGTGACACTATTAGTTCTCTTCCACTCTCTGCTTATGTCCGTCGTGGACGTTCTAGAATAAATTATGCATCAGTATATGGTGACATGCCTGCATGGATTAACAAACCAAACCCTGACTCAACTCGCTTAGAGTTCTATGAGCAAGTAATTTCCTCTCTAAACCTTCATGGCAATGCATTTATTTTAACCGTACGTGACGATCTGGGCGACGTTCAAGAGCTTTACTGCATAAACCCACTCCAAGTTCGTATTCGTCGTCCTGATCCGATGGGTGAGATTGAATACATAGTTACTCTTGCTCAGAACGCACAAGATCCAGTAAATCAGTTCTACGATAACGCACAACCTTTTGATCCAATGTCAGTAAAAACAATGGTTCTAACAAAGAATGAAATGCTACACATTCCTATGTTTAGACTACCTGGACAATTACTTGGACTTGGCCCGATTGCAGCAGCTCGTATTACTTTAGGT